GCCAGTCCTACCGCATGAAGGACGCCCAACACCGGAAGGAGAACCCACAACCAACCTAAGAGAATCACCGCACGGGGTGGGGACTTTTATCTGGCCACCAGCGGGGACTTCTACTTGGCCATTGACACCGTGTGAAACATGCGGGCTTCCAGCTGAAGGAAACTACTGCCCAGACCATCGTCCTAAACGCCGCAACAGGCCGCGACCAAGTGCAACCAAACGCGGATACCCCGCATGGTGGGAACGACTGAGTAAACAAGCAAGGGAACTGCAACCCTTCTGCACAGACTGCCTGCATCCCGGCAGCCCTAACAATCCATTGACGGTTGACCACTCAAGGGCCGCTTGGGACAAAGTGAATGCAGGGCAACGGCTTACCCTCAAAGACTTTCGGAATGGCTTGCTTGCTGTCGTCTGCGACCAATGCAATAAGGACCGTGGAAACGCACGCGGATCCAATGTCACCCGCGACTGACCGCAACTAGCAACCACCTGAAGCCCCAGTCAAACGCGTTGGCACGCAGGCAAACCCATCGACACTGGTCACAGCCTCAACGAGTTCGACTCACGATCACGGCAAACACCACTCCCACAACACAAACGCGTAGGTGGGGGATACCCGTAAGACGTTGTCGCTCAGGACCATTCGTGCTACAGACCAGGGGCGATTACTTCTTACGCCGTACGCCCCCGGGCAAAGAGCCCTTCTTGATCCCACCGGGCAATGTGTCCTTCTTGACCCCACCCGGCAGGGTGTCCTTCTTGACGCCGCCAGGAAGGGTATCGCGCTTGACGCCGCCCGGTAAGTCGCCTTTCGGACGTTTCTGCTTCTTGGTCGTTTCGTCGCCTTCGGAGACCGATTCTCCCGTGGTGCCTTCTTCGCTCGACCGTTCGTCACTCATGGTTTAGGAGTATTTCATGCCAGCAGGGCCAAAGAAAGCGGCGGATCCAACTCCGTTGCCTTTCAAGCGATCTGGTCATGATGTTGATGACTTCGTGAGGTTTTGCGCTAGGTACATCCGTTTGGATGGTGGTAGGCCGATGGTGGTTCGTCCGTGGCAGCGTTCGATTGTTGCGATGGTGTGGGCTGATCCTCGCCCAAAGTTGGCTGCGTTGGCGATTGGTCGCGGTAATGCCAAGTCGACTTTGAGCGCGGCTATGTGTCTGTTCCGTCTGTACCTTGAGGACGCTTGGCAGATTGACGTTCTCGCTGTTGATGAGCGACAGGCCGGGATCATCGGCAATATCTGCACCCGTATGGCTTCCCGCCATCCTCAGCTTGCGAAGCGCGTACAGGTCTATAAGGACCACTTGGTTGTTCGTGAGTCTGAGGCTTGGTGGCTTCCTGCAACCGCTGCGGCTTTGGAGGGGCGTACGCCTGACTTCACGGTCATGGACGAGGGCGGCAGGGTGGACCGTGAAGTGTTTGAGGTAGCGGCTTATTCAAATACGAAGTTGCCTCATGCTCAACTGTTCCTCATCGGTACGCCGGGACCGCGACCTGACAACATTTTGGCTGAGTGCCGTCAGCATGCGTTGGATCATCCTGAGGATTCGTCGCAAGTGTTCATGGAGTTCAGCGCAAACGATTGGCAGGACCACCCGTTGGACTGTGACGACCATGACGGCAAGCCGGGATGCCTGTCGGCTGCGAACCCTGCTTTGGGTGATTGGCTGACCCGCGAGAGCCTGCTGTCTACCTTGCCTCCGAAGACGAGCGAATCTCATTGGCGAAGGGTGCGCTTGATTCAGTGGGGGATCACGAACACTGAACCTCCGCTACCGCCTGGTTTATGGGATGGCTTGTCTACCGGTGAGGGCATCCCTGACGGCAGTGACGTTGTGCTGTCTTTCGATGGGAGCTATAGCGGTACAGACGCAACTGTGTTGTTGGCGGCGACGGTTTCAGCAGTCCCGCATTTGGATGTTGTTCAAGTCTGGCAGCGACCAGCAGATGCGGATCCTTCGTGGCGTGTTCCTGTGTTGGAAGTTGAGCAAGCGATTAGGGATGCGTGTGAGCGTTGGAATGTAGTTGAGGTGGCGGCAGATTCATATCGCTGGGCACGATCACTCGCAGTGTTGAGCCAATCAGGATGTCCGGTCGTTGAGTTCCCGCAGACGGTTTCGCGTATGTCGGCAGCCACTTCGGGGTTCCTCACCGCTTGCCGCAACGGTCAAGTCAGCCATTCAGGACACCCAACACTTGCCGAGCATCTAAACAACGCCGTGCTAACTGAGGATGGTCGCGGCGGTCGCCTGGTGAAGGCATCTAGGAACCGGCACGCAGGACGTATCGACGCCGCCATTTGCGCCGTGATGGGACATAGCAGGGCCGTTTGGCATGCAACGCGACCGAAAAAGATCCGTTACAAGACAGTGAGTTTCGCATGACACCAGAGTTGATTAGTCTCCTTCAGCAGCTTGATTCGAAGGCCGTGGAGTACCGAGAAAACGATTTGTATTACTGCGCCAAGCAGCCCCTCGCGTTTCTGAGTCCAGAGTCGAAGGCAGCTCTCTCCAACCGGTTTGGCAGGATCGCCAGCAATATCCCACGGTTGGCGGTCAACTCTCTTGCCGAACGCTTGAGGGTGACGGGATTCGTTGGCGCGGATGTTTGGGATGACTTCATCGCTGGTGACTTGGATCAGTGGGCCGGGGTAGTTCATCGTGAGGCGTTGAGTCTCGGTCAGTCGTTCTGCATCGTGTGGGTAGGTGAGGACGGCAAGCCTTTGGTAACCGTGGAGAGCGCACACCAGGTCTGTGTTCGTCGGGACGCTGCTACGCGCCAGGTTGTCGCAGCACTGAAGCGTTACCGCACTGAGACGGAAACTCACGCGTTCGTCTACACCGCGACGCAAGTACAGCATTGGGTTGCAAAGTCTCCGTCCGCGACGACTGCAGGCTATGAGTTGGTGGAGAAGATTCCCAATCCGTTGGGAGTTGTCCCCGTGGTTCCGTTCACGAACAGTGACCGACTGTTGGACTCCGATGGCCGTTCCGAGATTGACGACTTGAAGCCACTTGTCGACGGGCTGAACAAGACTCTCGCGGATCTGGCTGTGGCGCAGGAGTTCACCGCAAGGCCGCGACGTTGGGCCACGGGCATTGAGCTAGTGGAGCGTCCCGTTCTGGATGAAGACGGAAACCCGGTCACGGATCCTGATACGGACGAAGTGGTTACAGTCACGGAGAACCCGATTCCCGAGGGTAACCGCGCCATGATCAGCGAAGAGAAGGACGCGAAGTTTGGCCAACTCAGTGGCGCTTCGCTCGATGGTTACGAAGCGTCGGTGAAGATTTGGCTTGGTCAGATTCAGGCCGTGTCCGCGCTTCCCGGTCATCTCATCGGGATCATGGTTGACAGTCCGACGAGTGCGGATGCGTTGCGAGCTTCTGAGTCGAGTTTGACGGCAAGGGCTGAGCAGAAGGCTCAGACGTTCGGAAAGTCGTGGGAGCAGGTTGCGCGTTTGATTGTTGCCGTTCGTGACGGTGTTGACCCGTCGACTGTTTCGGTTCGCGTGGTATGGGCTGACGCTTCAACTCGTTCCATTGCCCAAGAGGCAGATGCAGCCGTGAAACTATTCAGTGCGGGAGTGCTCAGCCGGGTAGCAACATTGAAGCGTTTGGGCTTGAACGACGACGAGATCACGGAAGAAGTTCGTCAGTATCAGTTGGACGCTGAGGACGCCGCCAGCATTCGTCTTGGCCGCGCTGTCACATCTAGGCCATCCCTCACGCAGTAGGCAGCTACAGGGGCAATCAGACGGCAATAAAACACCATTGGAGAACCATGACCGCAGAGGATGAGCAGACCACCGAAGGGCCTGCCGAAGTGACCGAAGAGCAGAACGACGAGAACGAAGCAGACACCTACCCCGCTGAGACCGTCAAGGCACTACGCAAGGAATCCGCCGGATACCGGGAACGCGCCAAGACCGCTGAATCCCGCGCCGACGAACTGAGCAAGCGCCTGCATATCGCGCTGGTATCCGCCAAAGGAGTTCTAGCCGATCCGTCAGATTTGACTTTCGATGCCGCCCACTTGGACGACGACGACAAGCTGACCGCAGACATCAATGCTCTAATCAAAGCCAAGCCACACCTGAAAGTGCGCAAGCCATCCGGCAATGTGGGTCAGGGTCAGCGTGGGAGTAACACTGCACCGCAGGACTTCTCATCTCTTTTCGCGAATCAACCCGTATAATTGTAAGTAGAAGAGGGTAGGCCCGGTTGCCGCCCACCAATCCCTGAGCCAGGTTGCTCACCGCTGTTCGTCCCGGTTGATGACAGTACTCAAACGCACTGTCAAACCTAAGGATTGAACTATGGCTGTACTAAACAGCAACCTCGCCGCCGCGTGGACACCGGAAAGCTACGGCAATCTGATTGATCAAGTGATCGCGGAAAAGAGTATCGCTTTCCAAGCTGGAACCCTCGTCACCATCGACACCGAGAGCATTCGTTTCCCGGCTCTGACTGCCGATCCTGCCACCGGGTGGTATGCGGAGAATACCCAGATCACACTCGCGGATCCGAGTAACTCTGAACTGTTGGTGACTCCAAAGAAGGTTGCGGGACTTACCCAAATCTCGAATGAAGCTGCTCAAGACACGAATCCTGCCGTGGCCAATCAGGTCGGAAAGTCGTTGGCTCGCAGCATCGCTAAGAAGATTGACGCGGCATTCTTTGGCAACACCGTTTCCAACGGTCCTAGCGGACTCTTGAGCGTAAGCGGCGTGAACGTTGTTGATACGGGAACCGTCACTCTGACCAGTCTTGACCCGTTCCACGATGCAAAGGCAGCATCTCTAGCGGATGGTGCCAACCTCACGCACTTCATCCTCGCACCGGATGTAGCCCTGGCGCTGTCGAAGGCGAAGCAGCTTTCGTCAGGATCAAATGTTGGTCTACTCGATGCGAACGGCGTAGCGGACGGCGTGACTCTCGCTGGCGTTAAGGTGCTGGTATCGACTGATGTTGCGGCGGGTAACGCGTGGGGTGTAGACGCTTCTCAGATCCTAGTCGTGCAGCGAACTGGAACTACGGTCACGACATCCGTTGATTCTGCCTTCGATTACGATGCCGTTCAGGTGCGCGGAACAGCGAGGGTCGCTTTTGGTTTTGCCAATGGTGCGGGTATCACCCGCCTATACGACGCTCCGTAACCGTGTCTGCCCCAACATCTTCGGACTTGGCAGCGCTGCTCTCAGGCCGGTATCGCGTGGAGCAGCAGCGCGGTGCTGCAGAACTCGAAGTCATTACAGCACTTGCGAAGTCCTACACGCGTGGAGAAGGCTTCGACAGCGACGGCAACCCTGGACCGGACATCCGCGCAGTGATTTTGATGGCAACCGCACGACTCCACGCCCACCCCGGTCAGATCCGATACGGGGAGACCAAAGGCCCCGAGTCGGTGAACTTCGGTGACGGGTTCGTCGGTTGGTCTTTAGCTGAGTTGGCCGTTTTGAATCGCTATCGCGTTCGGGCGCAATAGGAGTCAGCTTGGATGCCTGCCGTCCTGGCCCTCCGTCCGATCTTCCCAGTTCGGTGGGCATCCTCTAAACATCTCACGGGTAGCGGTACCGCCGTGGGGTAGGTGTTCCGGGAAGGGCACCTTGCGTTAGTCCCTCATCTCACCAGTCCTTTCCTTAGTCTTCGGGTGAGGTGGGGGACTTTCGTCGTCTCGTATCGGTCTTGCCCCCACGAGACTACGATTCGTGGCATGACGGGGATAGAACCAGCGGCTATCGCGGGTGCAGCGAAAGCAATCGGAAAGGCAACTGAGGAAGATCCGAAAGAGAAGGAGCAGCTTCTCAAGATTGCCGAGAGCACAGGCGCATTGGATCCGGCAGCGAAGACCGCAGCTAAACGGGTCGCCTTGAAGCAACACATACGCCTCAAGCTGTGGCAGCCGCTTGGGATGCTGTTCGGCGTGTCGAGTCAGTATTTCGCTAGCGACTTCGAAAACGAGTTGGCGGACCGACTAGAGGACGTGCCAGAGGATGAGGTAGTGACGCCTCCGATGAATGTTGCTGGACCAGCCATCCAGGGGATCTCCTTCACAGTCGACCAGCCAAATTTACGGGCGATGTATCTGAATCTGCTGGCTACGGCGTCTGACCGCCGAGTGCAGGACGCGGCTCACCCCTCATTCGCTGAAGTCATTAGGCAGCTGGGAGCCGAAGAGGCTGGATGGTTGGGTTCAGTTCTCTACCACGTTCAAGAGCCGATAGTGGAGATTCATCTACGGGCACGCGTCACTGCTGAACAGCCGAACGGCGATGGATACAAAGTGCTCGCCACAAATCTACTTGATTGGCTGAACAACGACGGCGAGCATTTCTACAAGCCGGAACATGCTCTGTGGGTTGATAATTGGCAGCGTCTAGGCTTGGTGAAGGTCGACATGGCTAGTCACCTGGCCCGTGAGGATGCCTACGCTTGGGTTGAGTCGAATCCTCTATACGTGGCAATGCAGGAGCGGTACGACACACCAGTTCTGAAGCATGTGAAGTACGAGAAGGGCATCCTTCGCGCCACAGAGTTCGGTCGTTCATTCTTCGCAGTTGTGGTTGTACCGCCAGCGCAAAGGGCTATCGAAGCTTGCGAGGATCCGTCGCCCAGCTAGTGCCCTTAGTCGAGTTCGGGCAAGTCGGAGTGCTTGCAAACCTTGGCACTGGGCTTGGTGGCGAATAAACCCATTGGAAGGGACGGGAGGGGCGTAACCGGCCTTTCGGTCCGCACTCGGTCCGCAGTTTGTTCTGGACGGCTAGTGACGGCCGTTGACGGCTATGGGCGATAGTTGCAGCTCAACCGGCGTTAAGCGTCAATTGCAGGCAACTGCCAACAACGAGAAACGCCAGGTGGGAAGTTGCTCTACATCCTCTGAGCTAGTCGTTCACGAGCCGGCGTCCCGCACTTCGCGGGGCGCCGGTTTCGTTTGCGCACCGGCTTCGTCGAGTGTGCGTTTCGAGACGCATCGCCTCGGGGCGATGCGTCTCG